CCACCTATGTCGATGCCCTGGTGGAGAAGGGCGGACTGCCCAGGGCCCTGGTCGAAACGTACCTGGCGGGTGTGAAGCCCCAGGCCCCAGCTGCCACTGAGGCTGCCAAAGCGGTGTCCCTCAACGAGAACCCTGAAGCTGTGGCTGCCCTCCGGCAATCGGTCGGTGGCGATGCAGCGTTCGAGCAGCTGTCCCGCTGGGCTGGCGCCAACCTCAGCGATGCCGAGAAGGCCGACTACCAGGCTGCCGTGGATTCAGGCAATGTCCTGGCTGCTCAGTGGGCGCTGCGGGCCATGCAGGCACGGGCCACCGGGATCAAGGCCGAGCCCGACTTCCTTGGTGGCGGTGCTCAGACCAGCGAGCCAGCCGACACCTACGAAACCCGCAGCGACTGGCAAAAGGACAGGTACGCCAAAGACGACAACGGCAATGAGCTGTATGGGAGGGACGAGTCGCACCAGCGCCGGGTGGACGCAAAGCATCAACGCTCCAAACGTGCAGGGAAGTGGTAACTTTTAGGTGGATATCTCCACCCTTGTAGTCGTCAGGGCCGCCTGCGGGCGATACCCCTAGATAGGCGGGAGGCGATGGGTTCCACGCAAAGAACTCTCCACCGCTTTTTTCATCATGTCTGCTGATACTCTCGCGCTAGCCAGACTTGGCCAGCAAAAAGGCACAGGCTCCGTTGATGCCTTGTTCCTTGACCTTGGCAGTGACGAACTGCTGACTGCCTACGACAAAAAGAAGGTTTTCTCCTCCACTGTGAAGGAGCAAACGATCAAGGGTGGGCGCTCCATGCGCTTCATCGTGACAGGCCGCAGGGCTGCGTCGTATCACACGCCAGGCGCAATCATTGATGGAACCACCAACAGCCCGTCTGACATCAACAGCCGGATCCTGTACCTGGATGGTCTGCTGCAGGCCAGTGAAACCATCTACGACCTGGACGAGCTGCGTGAGTATCCGTCCACCAGGGCGGAGATCATGCACCAGCTGGGCCAGGCCCTGGCTGATGAGCGTGAGGCACGGATTGCCCGTGTGATCTTTGCCGCAGCCGGCACCTCCACGGAACCACTGGCCAAATCCATCAACTCTGGCCGCACTGGCGACAAGATCACCCTGACATCCGGCGCTGGCGGCTTTGCCACCAAGACGGATCAACAGAAGGGTGACGAGCTTCACGACGCCATCCGCAACATGGTGATCCTGAAGCAAAAGAAGCACGTCCCCACCGAAAACATGGCGGTGGTCGTGACTCCTGACGCTGCCGGCTACCTCTACGCCTCCACGCGAGTCATTAACCAGGACTTCAACGGAGGCACGGGCCTTAACGGCACCGTGCGTGAGGCCTTTGCCGGTCGCATCTACGGGGTGCCGGTGTACTGGTCCAACTTTGTCAGTCAGCCGGCTTACACGCTGGTCACTGGGGATAACGCCAACTCGGTGTACGCCCAGGATCTCAGCAAGTGCATTGGCATGATCTACCACCGTGATGCTGTTGGGGTGCTCAACCTCCGGCAGCCCAAGCTGCAAATGACCGCTTCTGGCGGCGACTACAACGTGATGTACCAATCGCAGCTGCTGGTGGCCTCCATGGCCCTGGGCATGGGCGTTCTCTCCCCTGAGTGCGCTGGAGTAATCATCACCCCCTAAGCTCCTCTGGGCGATGAGTGGGACTGGACCCCTGGGAAGTTGCCCCAGGGGTCTTTTTTTGCGCGTGTCGGTAGGATTGCACTGCAAGCCTGGAGCCTTCCATGGGCCTGGCCAACCAAGCCGTTACCCCTGGTCGCACCACCCTGCTGGAGGCGGTGAACGTCTGCCTGGCTGTGATCGGTGAGGCGCCGGTCAATACGCTGGAAACCCAGCAGGTAGGGGAAGCGGTTCAGGCTGAGCGCACCCTGCTCGAATACTGCAAGGAGGGGCAGACCCGCGGCTGGTCCTGGAACCGTGAGCGGGCCGTGTCCTTCTACCGGGATGCCGTTTCCGGGGAGGTGCTGATCCCGCCCAGCGTGGTGAAGTGGGCGCCGTCACGGCTGGATTGGAACAATCGTTTTCAGGCCAGGGGCCGCCGGGTCTACGACAGCCAGGAACGCAGCTATGTGATCCCGAAGACCATCGCCTCGATTGAGGCGGACATCGTTTCGCTGCTGCCCTGGGACGACTGCCCCGAGGTGTTCAACCGCTGGGCAACCATCCGTGCAGCACGGGTGTTCAGCAACCGGGCGATTGGCAACACAACGACGTACCAGCTCACCCAGTCGGACGAGGATCAGGCCTGGGCTGATCTGCTGCGGGTGGACACCGAGCAGGCTCAGCCCAACGCCATCACGGGTGAGGAGTCTTGGGCCACCTTCCGGCCGGACATGGGCCTGGGGCGGCGCAGGAGTGGCAGCGGTGGCGGCGGCTGGTATGCCTACGACTTGCGTATCTACTGAATGTCACTCAATAGTTACTCCATTCCGAATCTGATCCAGGGGATCAGTCAGCAGTCGGATTCGCAGCGCGACCCGTCCCAAGGGGAGGTGCAAGTTAATGGCTATTCATCATTGACGGATGGCCTCAGGAAACGAGCTGGGACCAGTGTGATCCGTCAGCTCAGCACCACGTCGCTGGGCGATGTCTTTTTTCACTCAATCCTGCGGGACAGCGGCGAGAAATATTTGGTGGTGATCGGCAAGACCGCGATCCGGGTGTTTGATCTCGATGGGATCGAGAAGACGGTCAGCGCTCCATCGGGGTACAGCTATCTGTCCACGGTGACCAGCTGTGCCACTGACATCAGGTGCGCCTCGATCGCGGACTACACCTTCATCGGCAGCGTCAAGCGAATACCCCGGCCAGTAACCACGGCGCTGGCGCCAGCAACGCCCAGGCCGGCCACCAACGAGGCCCTGGTGTGGGTCAAGGCCGCCAACTACGGGCAGACCTACAAGGTGTCGGTGAACGGCACGCTGGCCACCGTCACAACTCCGGTGCAGGCCGTGGTCACCAGCGGCGGCACGGCGACTGAGAACCGAATCAGCACGGCCGACATCGCTGAGTCGATCAAGACGGCCCTAGCCAGCGTGAGCGGGGTGACGATTGTTCGGGAGGGGTCGGTGCTGCATCTGAAATCAAGCAGCGCCATCACGGTGGCAGCGACCGATGCAAGGGCCAACGCCGACATCACGGCCATCACCAGCACGGTGCAGGCCTTCACCGATCTACCGACCATCGCCCCAGTTGGGTATCAGGTGGAGGTGGTGGGCGATCCCACCAACAAGTACGACGGCTATTTCGTGAGCTTTGTGCCCCGCGGCGCCACCGCCACCTTTGGCGAGGGAACGTGGCAGGAGTGCGTGGCCCCCGGCATGCCCTATCAGCTGGATGCCGACTCGATGCCCCAGCTGTTGGTGCGGCTTGCTGATGGCACCTTCTATTTTGGGCCCGCCAATGGCACCACCCAGGGCGGCACCACGATCCCGACCTGGGGGAAGCGAACGGCCGGCGACTTTGACACCGCTCCCGACCCGAGCTTCATTGGACACCCGATCCAGGACGTGTTCATCCACCGGAACCGGCTGGGCCTGTTGGCTGACGAGAATGTAATCCTCAGCAGGGCAAAGAGCTTTTTCGATTTCTTCCCGGAAACGGTTACAACGGTGCTCGACACCGATCCGATCGACCTTTCCGCCAGCAGCAACCGGGTCAGTGTGCTGCGTCATGCCGTCCCCAACCAGGACGAACTGCTCCTGTTCTCCGATCAGCTGCAGTTCCGTCTGAGCAGCGATGCCGCGGGCCTCACACCGGCCAGCGCCGCAACGAGCATGCTGACGGCGTTTGAGGTGGATACAGCTGTCAGGCCGCTGCAGGCAGCTTCCGGGATCGTGTTCGCCCAAACCAATGGCAGCTGGTCCCAGTTCCGGGAGTTCAGCATCCGCAATGCGGGAAGCTCGCAGGTTGGATCGGCGCCGAGCCTGACGGATCACGTCCCCACCTTTATCCCAGCTGGAGTGACCCAACTGACCGGTAACGACGCGGCCGGCGTGTGGTTTGCCATCACCACTGCGGCCCAGAACCGGATCTACGTCTACAAGTATTCGGATCGCGGCGGTGCCCAGGGCATGGAGCGGATCCAGCGGAGCTGGTCGTACTGGCAGCTCAATGGCGCCAGTCGAGTGCGGCAGATCTTGTGCGTGACGGAGACGCTGTACCTGCTGACCGAATACCCCGATGGCAGCGTCTGGCTGGAGCGTATGCCGGTGGCTGACCGACTGAGCACCAGTGCGCTGACCTTGCTGCTGCTGGATCGGGCGGTGACCACCACGACGGCAACGCCTACGGCATTACGGGTGAAAAGTGGCACCTACAACTCGACCACCAAGACCACGACCTGGACCCTGCCCTACACGGTTTCGGCACCTATCCAAGCCTGGAGCCTGTACGGATCGCTTCAGAACGGCGGCAAGTTTCTTGGCACCACCAGCAGCGGCAGCACGATCACGGCACGGGGTGACTGGACCGGCAAGGACGTGATATTTGGTGAGGCGTTTGAGTTCAAGTACAGGTTCAGCCGGTTCAAGTTGATGCGGGACCAGGGTGGCGGCCGGGTCAGCAGCAATGTGGACCGGACGCAGGTTCGGCACGCCAAGCTCCGCTATCACGACACCAGCTATTTCAGGGCCGAGGTGACCCCGGAGCGGCGGACCACAGCCGTCTACACCTTTGACGGGTGGCAGCTGGGGGTGAGGGACAGCCAAGTAGGTGCTGTCTTGAGCGTCGATACCGACCTCTATCACCGGCAGTATTTCGAGGGGGTGTTCAGCATCCCGATCCAGGCCCGCGGCGAATCCTGCATCGTGGAGCTGAAGAACGACACGCCGAACCCGTGCATGTTCAGCGGTTGCGACTGGATCGCGCAGATCACCAGCAAGGCCCAGGCGCTGCAATGAAGTGGCGGCCAGCTGAGCAGCTGATGGTCGAGCTTGTGGCGTTGAACATGCGCCGCAGTGACGATCTGGAGTGCCGGTACGCCTATGGCATCGGCGGGGCCCAGGCGCTGCGGGAGGCCTGGATGGCATCGAGCATTGTTCACTGCATTTGTGCCGACAACGGGGAGCCCCTGGGCGTGGCTGGCCTCAATGGGAGCGTGATCTGGCTGCTGGGAACCGATGGCCTGACGGCAACACCACAGCGGCGGGCGGCGCTGGCCCTGGGTGGCCGGCGGTGGACGGACATCCTGCTGGAGGAGTCTCCACTGCTGGAGAACTGGGTGCTTGCAACGAACGTAGAATCGGTGCGTTGGCTGAGGTCAATGGGATTCAAGATCGGCACACCTGAACCCATGGGCCCCAGCTGCCAGCTATTCCGTCATGTCTGGAGGGAACGCTGATGACGATTGCAGCTGCCGCGGCTCCGCTTGCCGCCATCAACCCTGTCATCCCCATCGCGTTTGGCGCGGCGCAGGCCGGCCTTTCTCTTTTTGGGGCTTCAGCCCAAGCCAAGGCGCAGCAACAGGAGTATTTAAACCAGAAAGGGTTTCAGGATGCCAACTCTCGCTTTGCCCAGTGGCAGGCCGGATTCAATGCCCGAATATCTGATGCCAATGCCAAGCACAAGTATTGGACCGACACGGTCAATTACAACCAAAGCCTTGCCTACACCCGAGGGCTTCGCAACTTCGAGCTGCTGAAGGAAGTCCGGCAGGCGGAGATCGTGGGACAGACCCGCGCCGCGGCCGGGGCCTCGTTTGTGCAAGACAGCGAGGCCATCAGCCAGGCTTTTTCGGAAGCCTCCATGCAAGACGCAGTGGCTGCCCAGCAGTACCAATGGCGGGCGATGCAGGCCAGTGCATCGGTGCAGGCCATGGACCGGGAAGGGCAGTCGGTGGATCGGATCGTCAACGATTTCGCCCGTCAGCAAGGTGACTACGAAACGCTGCAGCAGATCAACGAGAAGCTGCGGTCCCGGCAGTACACCCGTGAGCAGGCCGGCCAGGTGGCGCAGTACCTGAACCGCTGGAACAGCCAGCAGTTCTACCAGGAGCAGCAGTACCAGGATCCGATCGCACCGTTTGCGCCGCTGCCAACGCTGATTCAGCCCCCACCACCGTCAATGACGGGTGCAGGCCCAAGCGGTGGTGCAACGGCACTGAACGTCGGTACTGCCCTGATGGGCGGGGCGCAGACAGCCATCGGGATGCAAGGCAAGCTCAACACCCTGAGCATGCCGTCCAGCAAAACTGGCCCCGGAACAAGCAATACCAGCTTGGCGTACAGCGGCCTCAACTTGATGGGGGATTGATCCATGGCCGATCAAGCACTTCCATTTGGACAGGTAACGCCGACTGCCCGGCCGATTGGGGCCTTTGTCCAGGCGGCGCAGCCTGATGTTGCCGCACCGGTTCGTCCCGCTGAGATGCCATCGATGCGAGGGATCGACACCTTGCAGCAGGGCGGCACCAGCAACGTGAGCGGCTTCAACCAGTTTGAGCAGCTGGCCACGTCGCTGGCGCCATTCAGCAAAGCGCTGATGGAAACCGCCGGGCAGGGGGTCGTTTCTTATGCGAAAGGGAAGATCGACCAGGGCTACTACGACGAGCTGAAGAACCAGCACGCCAAGGCGATGCTCAGCCTGCAGACCCAGGCCGAGACGGGCGCTGCCAATGCCGCCAGCCAGATCGCGCAACTGCAGAAGATTGATCCCCCAGCAGCGCAACTGCTAAAAGAAGCGAACCCGTGGAAGATGATCGGTCGCCGCCGAGCGCTGGCGCAGCTGGCTGGCAGCGAGATCGAGAACAGACTGGAAGACGACATCACGGTGAATGCCGGGGAGCGGTCGCGTCTGCAGCCGGGCAGCCCTGAGCTGAAAGCACGCCAGGTGCAGATCACCAGTGAGGTGCTGAGCAAGTATCAGCTCACTGGCGACGAGCCTGAAACCAACTTCTATGTGACCCCAAAGGTCAACAAGGCATGGGAGCAGTACACCGACAAGCACCGGAAGTTCTACAACCAAGCGCTGGAGGATTCCACCCGCAGCACATCAACCGCTGCAACGGCAGAACTGGTGCAGAGAATATTGAGAACTGATGCAACAGTCCAGGGTGTCACCTACAAGGTGGGCACCCCAGAGTGGCGGGCCTATGGGGCTGCGACGATCACCTTGGCGATGGATCAGCAGCTACAGCTGCTTGACCCTGAGGCCCGTGCGCGGACGGTGAAGTACATGCGTGAGCAGATCGGTGGGGTTTTCGGCAACACGCCTTATGGGATGCAGCTGATCCAGGAAATCCGCGGCGGTGACCGCTCGATGCCCTACGAGAAACGGCCGACCTGGGGCGCGATGGCACCGCTGGACATGCTGGAACTGAATGTTCGCGGGCAGAAGCTGGTACAGGAGCAGCACGACCTGGGGCAGCAGAGGGTTGAGAACCAGCTGGATTCCGCGTGGTACGGCACCCCCAAGGAGAAGGGCCCTGGGTCGCTTGACCCAACTGATCCCGGCTACCCGGCAGCCCTGCTGGAGTTCAGGAACAAGGCTCTGGGCATGGGGTACTTGACCCCTGAGCAGTACATCACCAAGCGGGCAAGCGAGCAGAGCAATTTCACTGAAAAGGCACGTCCGTCCGACCCTTTTGAAGCGGAGGACTTCGTGGTGCGGCTTGGCCAGCTTGGGCCATCCGTGTGGACTGACGACCCAAACGCTTACGCCAATGCGCTGAAAGCAGCCCGTCAGGTCGCCAACCGGGAGCCAACAAACGAGGGCAAGAGGGAGACCTATCAACGCTTGGTAAGCGAGATCGACAAGGCCAGGAACGCTGCCGGTGAGTTCGATGCCGGCGTGCGCGACCGGGTGCAGAACGAGGTGCTGCAAGACCTGGACAGCCAGGCCGTGCGGCAGATCAGGGACAAGCAGAAGGTCAAAGGGCAGAGCGGATCGGCGCTGGATCAAGCGCTGGCCGCCAAGTTGGGCGGCGGGGCTTCCGTGGCAACGGCCGTGGCGGCGACGTACCAGAACGCCCAGCTCACCGCCGCGGCCAACCAACTCAATGCGCTGCATGAGCGGGCGATCTCGGAGGGCATCCGCAACTGGAAGGGCACGCACCCCGGCCAGGTCATGAGCCCATCGGCTCGCAGCGTGGTGATGTCCGAGGCCGCGGCAAACGCGAGGAAGTCGCAGGACTACGCCCGAATCATCAAGGAGCTAACCGGCCGAAACCCTGGCGAGGTGGGTCCAGCCACGGTGGGAACCAAGTCGATGGGCAAGGAACCACAGCAGGGCCGCGGCGTTTCTAGGGAGGCGTCCGTGAACCTGAAACCCAGCACGGCACAGGCCTACGCCACCAGGGCAGTGATGGAGCCGAAGTGGATCTACAGCGAGCTGCAGACGCTGCAAAAGGGAAAGCCGGTCAGCAAAGAGCTGTACAACCTGGCCAAACGTGCTGGCACCACCACGACCCGCTACTTGCTCGAACAGGTGAGGCTCTACCCCAACCTCGACCCGGACGGCAGCGTGAAGCGCTACCTGTCGGATCAACTGAATCAGCAGCGGGGCACTCGCACCGTGGCCGGCAGCCAACTTCAGTCAGTGCTGCCCGGCGGTGGCGGTGGCTGGAACCCGCTGGCACCTGGCGGCTGGCTGATGAACATGCTGACTCCACCGGCAGCAGCGGCAACGCTGAACTTGATGCCGCGGATGTCCCGCAGCGATTTCAACTTCGGCGGTGGTGGTGGTAGCCAATGGGACAACGGCCCTGCCGTCCGTGGTAGTTCGGGTGATTCGGGCGCTGGCTACACCATCCCTGGGATGTACGACCAGAAGGGCCGTTCTCCGGTGTTTACCCGGCAGGGGGCGAATGCGTTTGCCGCAATGGTGAGGGATTCAGGCGGCCAGGTGAAGGCGAGCGATATCGCCAGCTCTCAACGTACTCGCGATAAAAACACTGCCGTGGGCGGCGTCGAAGGCAGCCAGCACCTGGGTGGGAACGCGATGGACATCCACGGCAGCTCGATCGCCTGGATCCGCAAAAACGGGGCCCGCTACGGCTGGGTGGTCAACGACTACCCCGGCTCCCATGGCGGCCACGTCGAGTTCAAGGGTGGTGGTGGTGGTGGCAGCCAATCACCAACGACCAGGCGCGGCGGCGGCATGACTGGCATCGCCACCTACTACACCGGCAGCGGCGGCAGTGACGGGGCAGTCGGCGGCCCGACCGCTAATGGTGAGCGTTACGACCCCCGAAAGATGACTGCCGCTGTGCAGTGGTCGCTGCGAGGCAAGTACCTGAACAAGTGGGTGACGGTCGAGGACTTGGACACCGGTAAGTCGGTGAAGGTCTGGGTGAACGACGTGGGTCAGATGGGCGGCAGCGAAAGGTCGGTCAATCAAAGCGACTCACGGATGATTGACCTTTCACCAGCTGCGTTCAAGCGGCTGTTCGGCAGCACGCAACGCGGCACCGGCCGCATCCGCATCCGAGGAGTGAACTGATGCCCGCCTTCAACCTGCCCAAGATTGACGATTTCTCGCAGATCGAGCCGGTCTTCACTGATCCGGCGGCTAAGGACCAGGGTGCCAAGCCTCCCGCTGGCGAGGGTGGCACCACCCCCAGGCCTTCGCGTGCCCAAATGAATGCACGGGTGTAGAAGAGGCTGGGGCCCTTCGGCCAGCTGCTCAACACCCTGGCATCCCCCGACACCAAGGCAGGGGTGGTGGTGGGCCCTCTCAATGCGATCAGCAAACTGGGCAACGCGATTGGCGATGCAGTTCAGGGCAAGCAGATCGACACCAGGGATGCGTGGCAGATCCCTGAAGCGGCGGTGCGGAAGTACAACCCATTCCGAATTGGCATCGGCCAGGAGGTCACCCCTGCTGACCAGGCCGGCTATCAAGTCGGTGGCGGCATCGGCGCAGAGATCCTGGGTGCTGCCACCGGGGCCACGCTGGTCAAGCGACTGGGGCAAGTGGGCCAACTCAAGCGGATTGCAGATGCCGCCAGACGCACCCAGGTAGTGCGGAACCTTGCCGTAGCGCAGCGGGCCAGTCAGCCCCTGCGGACAGCGATGCAGGTCGGCACCAATGTCGGTGAGGCTCTGGTGAGCACCACGCTGGCGACACCGTTCCTGGACGTGAGCCAGGGGAACCTGGCCAACGTGGGCGATGCGTTCGGGAAGAAACTGCCCGGTCGCGTGGACGAGGGTGACAACTACCTGCAGGCGTTCGGCAAGACCATTGCGGTTGAGGGGCTAGCGGCGCCGCTGGCAGCCATCGGAGCCCTGAGCTTCATCGGCCCTGCACGCCGGGCCATGTTCGGCGGCGAGGGCATCAAGTGGATGGATGACCTGGCCGAGCAGGAGCTGGAGCCGTACACCAGGGAGTGGCGCAACTTCAAGCGGCCGCAGCTGCCACCCGGTTCCGACATCCCCCAGCTGCCAAGTGCTCAGATGCAGGCCGCTGCCGAGGGCAGCCCGATCACCCCGGCCACCATCAACGTCGACACCCCCGGCGGCGCACTCCCCGGCACCCCGCCAGGCCTGCCGCAGCTGCCCAGCTATGAGTCCCGCGGCGGTGCCCTCGTCCCCGGCAGCGCGATTGAGCGGTACTTCAACGAGACGACGCAGATCCGTCAGGTGGAGCAGCAGCGCCAGCGGCTGGTGGATGCCGGGCTGATCCGCGAAGGCGAGAACAACCAGTGGGAACTGAACATTGGCAACGGGGTGAACCCAGGGATCGAGTCGCAGATTCGGGGCCTCCAATCACAACGAGGCGCCCTGCTGGAACAGCTGACCCGGCAACCGGATGCAGCGCAGGAGATCACCAAGCAGCTGAACGAGATCGACACGCAGGTTGCCGATTTGACCATGAGCGGCAGCACCGAGGAGTTCCTGGCCCCTCGCAGCAGCCGCCAGCTGGACATCAACCTGGACACCAGGCCAGAGCTGGACACCTTCCTCGCCCACCTGGACGAGCTGGACGACGGGGATCTGCGGGACATCCACTCGCGTGTCCAACGCACTGCGGGAGCTGAGCGCAACACGCAGGAGCTGGCCACCCTGCAAGAGCGAATGCAGGGGCTGCAGCAGCGGCTGGAGGAAATCAACCGCCGGGAAGCAGCCGCTGAGATCACCCCACGCAGCGCCAAGGGAATGATCACCAAAGTCCAGCGGGAGTTGCAAGCCGCGGGTCAGCAGCTGCAAGCAGTGAATGGACGGATGGCGGCACCCCAGACGACGGTGGGCCACCAGCTGGAGCTGTCGATGGGGTGGCAAACGGGCCTCGACCTGTCGCCAGGTGTTGAACTGCCGCAATTCAGCAAGTTGGCAGTCGATCCTGAAACCGCTGGCTACCGCACCATCGATGAATACCGGGCATCGCTGGAAGGGGTGAAGCGGGACACGCTGCGGCGCATCGTCATGCCGGAGTCTTCCCCGGAAGTGGCGGCACTGCTGAAGGCACGCACTGGCCGGCGGGTGTGGGGCGCCAAGAAGTCCGACATCATCGATGCGCTGGTGGAGATGGCGCAGCGCCGCTACCAGTTCCTGCCGCGGGACGTTGATCAGCTTGAGCTGGGGTTGACCCGCAATCTGGTCGGGGCAGGGGACGCCCCACTGCTGGATGTGCCGGCAGACCTGACCACCACCAGCCGGATGGGGCAGGTCGTAGATGCAGATGGCAACTCCATGGCCGCCCCGATGGCCGAGTACCAGGCCCGTGGGATGGATGCTCAGACCCGCGAGCAACTGAAGGCCGACATCCTTCGCCGTGCCATCGACAACGGAGAGGTCCAGGCTCCGGTGACACCGATCCCAAATCGCCCCCATGGCCCGCAGTCCTTCAACCAGGGCACGTTCCTGGACGATCTGCTGAGCGACCACACCGGCCAGATGGCCATGCAGTTCGTCAACGATGAGCTGCCCCCGTACAAGGCCGGCGGCAAAAACTCCGACGCACTGCTGGATGAGATGCGGCTGCGGTTCGAGTACAACATCCTCGATGCCAAGGCGATGCAGGCGCAGAAGGATGCGCTGATGGCCGCCCATGGTTGGGACCGACTGAGCTGGGACGAGAAAAAGCGGCTGGGGCTGATGGGCCGCGGCATGTTCGCTTTCAGCCGTGACGAGCTACCGGATGCACTAGATCAGGTGAGGCCCGCCACGGCAGCGTTCACCCCGGAACTGGCGGCAACCGGGGAACGTGCGCCACAGCCTTATCGGGGCGAGGGGACACCAGCTGCTCAACAGGTGCAGCCGTTCAACCCTGAGCTGAAGCCCAGCGCCGAACGGCAGCCGAAGACCTACAACACCGAGACGGTGTTCGCCAGCGTCAACGGTGAGCCGGTGGTGGGGCCACGGGCCACGGTGACGCAGCCCAACGCTGCAGCAGCGGACCCGGCTGGGACGGCTCCCCCCAGGCCCAAGAGCAAGCCCGCCGCCAAGGCGAAGGGCAAGGCTGCCACCCCCCTGCAGAAGCAGGCGGAGGAAGCGCTGGCCGACATCAACGCCCAGCGCCAGGCCATTGCCAAGCAGCTTGAAGACCTGCGCAAACAACACCAAGGAGGATCCTGCTAATGGCTGACTGCAACGACCTGGGCCAACAGATCAACGAGATTGAGGCCAAGCTGAAACAGCTGGATGACCTGGAGGCTGCCGCCAGGGCAATCCTCGACACCGAGGATCTGCCGGCAGCCGGGCCCACCCGCGGCGTCCTCCGCACCTACACCGGCCAGGAGATTGGCCTATCCCGTGAGGCGTGGGTGAAGCAGTCCGAGCAGGACATGGTGGCGATGGGGAGCAAGCGTGTCCAGGATCTGGTCGAGATGGGCTTGAGCGAGAACGAAGGCCCGCGTGGTGACACCGGCCGGATGGTGAACTACGGGATGAACTTCCCGGACTACAGCAAGGTCGCCCCTTCCAAGGAGAACATCGCCGCGCTGTTGGAACAGATGGGGCTTGAGCGTGCCGACACCCCCAAGGGGTTGCGGCTCAAGCGCAAGTTCACCAGCACCGTGGCCGGCAATGCGCTGATCCGCATGATGCGGGACAACGGGGCCAGCGTGGAGGCCATTGCATCAGCGCTCAATGCCCGCACCAAGGGCATGGACAAGCTGCCGGAAACCATCGTGATGGTGGCCAAGGCCCGCTGGGATTCCGTCAGCCAGTACGCCTTGAAGATTGAACAGGCGGCCAGCGCCATGGACGTGGGGGCCCTGACGGATGAGCTGAAAGTGGAGCTGGGCCACGCCGCTCAGTGGGCCCACTTCTTTGAGAACATGGATGCCATGGCCCGGCGCCGCGTGGGCCAGGCCCTGAAGGGGCTGCAGTTCGACTTCACCGACAGCGGGTTTGAGATGTTCGGGCCGGATCCGAACGTCGCCAGGCTGACGATGCAGGACATCAATGGCGAAACATTGGTGGGCCAGGTGATGGAACACATCGAGCGTGGTGATGCCCTGAAGCTGCGGCAGCTTGCGGCAGCGGCGCGGACCAACAAGCTGACTCGCACCAGCATCAACGAGGCGCCGTTCTGGGCCCAGCTCCATCTGCTCAACAACTTCCGGCGCAACAACATGCTGACCAGCCCTCAGAGCTGGTTGGCCCGCAACCCGATCAGCGGCATGGGGGTGAGCTTCTACTACGGCCTGGAGGACGTGATGGAAGGTGCTCTGCGGGCCGGCGCACGCGGGGGCATGGAAGCAGCGTTCTTTGCCAATCGAGCCACCCTGGATGCCAGCCAGCTGGCGTGGAAGAACGCTGCCACCTACCTGGGGACCGGCAAGGCGCGGATGGGCCTCGACAGCGCGCTGGAGATCAGCAAGGACGTGGTCGAGCAGGAAAAGCAGATGATCAACGATGCGCTGACCACCGGCTTTGCACTGCTGCAGAAGCCCAGCTACTGGGCCACGACCGGTGGCGCGGGCCCTGCGGTGACGCTGATGAACGTACTGAGCGCAGCCACGGCGAAGGTGTTGGGTGGGCTTGGTGAACGGTTCCTTGGCTGGGATGGCGGCTACCTGCCCAGCTACCGCCTCCTGGGGGCCGGCGATGAAGGCGTCCGCACCATGGCCTTCTCCTGGAAGGTGAACCATGAGGCCTACTTGCGGGCATGGGACGAGGCCAAGACCACCCTGGACCCGGCCACCGGCCGCCAGATGGGATCGGAGTGGGTGGCCAAACGGGCTGAGCAGATGGCCGAGGAGGCCATGTTCAACGGCTTCATGAGCCAGGAGGATCTGGTCAAGCTCCGCCGCGAGCGTGGTGTGCCCCCCGGCGAGGAGCTTCCCGACGATGTGCTGCGGCTCATGGCTTTCAACGAGCTGAAGGATGTGCCGCGGGCCGACACCGAGCTGGGTCAGATCGGACTGACCAGGGCCGCCGACGTGACCTTTACCAACACGATCAAGGATCCAATCATCCAAGGCCTAGGCCTCACCCGACAGAACGCACTGGTGGCATGGCAGCTGCCGTTCTTCAAGACCCCAATCAACAGCCTGCTTTGGACCGTGGACCGGTCGATCGTTCCATCGGTGTTGAAGGCAATCAACAAGACCGTTGGTGATGCCAACCCAGAGGAACTGGCCCAGGCCAGGGCGCAGGCAGTCGTGTCGCTGATGACGTTGACGGTGGGCTCCGCGGCGATTGCCAACGGGATCTTCGTCGGCGGTGGGCCTTCTGACCCGGAGGAGAACAGGCGGTGGCGGCGGCAGAACACCCCCTACAGCTGGCAGCTTGGCGGCAAGGTGATCCCTGCCGCAAGGTTCCGGGTGGGCGGCATCGACCCCTTTGACATCCTGGGCCTCTACGCCGATCTGCACATGCTGGTGCTTGAGGAAGGGATCAACCAGGGCGACTTCACGCAGGCCACCACCGGGCTGGCAATCGCCATGGCGCGGATGCTGAACAACAAGGCCTCGCTGCTCAACACCACCACCGTGTTGAACGCCATGACGCAGCCCGACCGGACGGACATGGCCGACATCCTGGCGAGTTCCATGGGAGGGATCCTGCCGATTTCCGGCTTGATGGGTCGGATTGCAGCTGCAGGACGCGAGCCAGGCGCGGCCATGGACAAGCGGCGGTTTCTCAGCGCAGACGAGAAGAAGGCATTGGGGATGGATCCGATCTATGCCGAGAACGTCGCCCCGGTGCTGGATTTCCTGCAGAAGGTGGGCGAGAAAGCGGCCCGCAGTGTCCCCGGCCTTAACCAGATTCTCAAGGCACCCGAGCGGCAGGATTGGCTGGGGGGCAAGATCGAGCGACCGTTCGGGATCCCCCTGGAAGCGGTGGTGCCATTCGCACCGGTCATTCAGCCCAAGGATGAGCTGTATCAGTGGCTGATCGATGCAGGGGTCACCACCAAGCCACGGGTGGATGGAAAGATCAGCACGGAAGACGGGCTCAGCGTTGGCATGACCATGACCAATGACGAGGAAGCGTTCTACCGAGTGCAGATGCGCACCGCCACCGGTCAACGGCCGGCCGAGGAGGTGATGGGACGGAAGCCCAAGGTGCCGATCGATCAGTTCGTGCAAGGCCGCACCATGGCGGAAGCGCTGCGGGCCCTGATGCGTGATCCCAGCTACCGCTCACTGGTGGACGTTGATCCAGGTGGGCCTGACCAGAGGGTTAACAAGGCCAAGCTGGCCGAAAGGAAGCAAACCACCCTGTACCAGCCGATCGAGGACATTATTCGGTATTACGACCAGCTGGCCCTGGTGGATCTGGTCACCAGCGACGACCCCAACGCCCAGAGCTTCCGCAAGCGGTACGAGGCGATGGTTCAGTACCGCAG